GTGACAAGCTCCCCCAATATGGGAGAATTCTTGTCCGTCATGAAATAACCAGAGCTCTTTTCTACTAATTTCCAAGTTGCTGTCACTCCGGGGGGTAATTTGGTAGTGACATGGAATTTGGATATCATTCTCATAGGGGACGCCATCGAATTGGTGTCTCCAAACCACACATCTGGTCCATAGATTCTAGCGAGGAAATTAACTCCTCTCTTTCCCCTATGGAATGTGACAGTTTTGAGCTTGAATCCAAGTAATCTAGAAGCTCTCTTGATTCCCTCCGGGTCAACATCACCTGCAACAGAATCATCTCCTCCAGCGATGACTTTTTCGAGGAGATAGTTCCAAGCCAACGAATGGTCATGATATGATCCATCGGCTTGTTTGCTCATGCGTTTATGCAAATATAGCATGAACAAATTGTCAAGTGTGTTGAACAAGGAAGTTCCAGGTTCACCAGATAATCTACTCCATCCTGTTTCATAGCCTACACCATTTAGATTGGCGCGTTGGTGGTGCATGCTTGAGTACAGGTCTCTAATTTCAGTATGGTATTGGATGTCAAAATGTCTAAGCAAGGCGGCTAACTCTAATGTTCGCGGGGCTTGCCCAACACAGCCATCCATACGGCTAATGTCATCACAATTTACACTTTGGCTAGATGCGCAAATGTTGACAACTTTTTCCGAAACCTCTCTCGGAGTGATTCCAAATGCGTAAAAACCATAGGTCTTTAACACATTTGTCAATGCTCGCGTGTATCTTGAGAAGTTTACCTTATCATCTGAATTAATGGTGCTGATAATTCTGGGATCTTTGGGTTCATCATAAGTTTCTCCTTTAATGAAACTTGCAACTTTTCTCGCATAGTGTGTTATGAGATAGTTGGACTGATGATACAGTTGTTTCTGGGCTGGTCTGTCTAACTCAAGTAAAACTTCTTCATGAGTGACAGGATGTGCTCTCTCTTTCGGCAGCAGCTGCCCGAGGAAGTCATTCATAGCTTGTGCCATGAATGGTGTGACAGTGGTGTCAGTTCTCACTTCCTCAACACGTCCGGAAATTGCGCGCACGGCAGAAGCTTTTTCATTTGCGGGGGCAAATGCTCCATCGGCTACAATTGGGGACATGAACGCTTCAACTTTGGCGTCGGGAATGTCATTTTCTCTTGCATAGCTATAGACATGCAAAGAGGCCTTAACAGGATAAATGACAGGGGGTCTCACTTTACTTTTCTTGCGATGATAACCGGCGACGATCAATGCTGCCATTTTGGCTTGGGTGTTGTCATTGATCGCCGATGAGATTAAATGTTCGGCTGAGGCAGTTGTGATTGGATTATTGGAAGTGAGGGCAATATTGGAAATTGCGTCGTCTATGTTCACAAGTATTTTGGCATGGCTAAACTGGCCAACAACAGATGTGGACACTAAATGGCGATCCATTTCTCTATACTGAAGTCTCACAAACTCACCATCTATTGGATTTAATCTGGTGAGTGTGTTTCCATTAATGCAACTTGACGCAATGGCTGCTAGACCACTATGAATGTTTTTCGGAAAGAAACCGATGATCTGGTGATCATCATCAACATTAACCCGTTCAACCAAGTAAGTGATTACTCGTCGGGGAATGTGAATTCCGAAAGTCTGTAAAAGTTCATAGTATTCTACAACAGTGACATTGTCTTTACCATAGTCCCATAGCTGATGGCGATACTCTGCTCCTCCCGACACAATGTATGTGCAAGTGGCATCTTCATTGAAGCAGTAGGAGTACTCCTTGTTGTTCGCACCAGTGGTGCTAGGAACGAAAGAGTAGAGCATCTTAGGATTTGGGGTACTTGAAAGAAAATATTGCATGTCTATGTGATAATCAGTATCCACACATGCGACAATGCAATTTTCGTCTGGGTCATAAGGGCGAACAGCTCTCATGTTATCTTTCTGCCAATAGGTTACGCGTGATCCCTGGCGGCTATGGTTCCTGAAATCTGACACGCTAGCTTGGAAAAAGAATGCATTCATTCCATTCTTAGCAGCAAAGACGTCAAATGTCTTGGAAGCACTGGATCGTGCGGAGGCAGATAGTGGATGAGTGTGTCCAGGTCTGGCAATTGGCGTGGAGATCTCAATGCTGGAGAAATCGGACCGCAAGCCGGAATAATCCGGGCAGAGGTTTCTCGTCATGAGATACTTAGAAATCCACAAGCGCAATTGACCATCAAACAGAAAAAGCGATTTACTGGCCTTCACAATTAAGTAAGTGGTGACGGCAATCAGAAAAATGGCTTTCCAATAAGCACGGACAAACCGTGAGACCTTCTTTAACAAGTGTTTGATGATAGTAAAAACAATGTTAAAGAGGATGCGACGTAGCGTTTTTAGGGCTCCATTGAGCGGGGGCGTTTCCCGTAGGAAACTGGAGATGACAATGTTCATCTCAAGCTCGTATTTCTTTGATTTAAAACAGGTACTTATAAGAATACTGGGTACTG